CTCATTTGTATAAACGATGGGCTAGCATGTCTGTCTATAGGAGGTGGAAACGTAATGAAAGAAATATGTAGTCTGTGCCACAAAGAAACTGCCCCAATTGATGTGCATGGTCACATCCAATGTGAAGTGTGTCATGGTAACTACTCACCTTGTTGTTCAGGAGAAACAAATTATGAGCAGGGCAAGCAGACAGAAGGGACAACGAGGGGAGAGGGAGATATGCAAGCTACTAGCTGAGAAGCTAGGGGGTGAGTACAAGCGTAATCTTATGCAGACCCAAGAAGGTGGTTACGATGTGTTGGGTCTGGATGGGTACGCTATAGAAGTTAAATTCCAAGAGAAGTTACAGATAGAGAAGTGGTGGGAGCAAACAGTTGAACAGGCATCTGTAGAAAGATTGCCTGTTTTATTTTTCAGACGTAGCAGAGAACCTTGGCGTGTTGTTGTACCGCATGACTATTGGTATACAAAGAACAACAGGGTATTCCCTGTAACAAAACGATCTACTATTTATTATTCAGTAATACCAGTAGACGATTTTATGGAGCAAGTAAATGAAGACACCAGACCTAAGACAAAAACTTGAACGCCCTGACGAATGTATTGACTGGTTAGGCAGGGAGCTAACAAAGATTGGAGGTAGAAAAACTAAAGCATATAAATGTTGGCAAGAAATGTTAATGTATATTGCTTACTGTGGAAAGAGAATGGAGAAAGACAATGACAATATTCTACGACTTAAAGAGGTGGTTCAACTACAACATGAAGATAACAAGGATAGGAAGGGAAAGGGTGGTAAGCATGGAACCAAATAAAACTGAAGTTACAGCATGGGACTTTACATACTTTACTCCAAGTGAACTATCATGTAAGTGTGATAAGTGTACACCATATGGTGAGCTAGGTGTAAGCTTCAAGTTAGTAGAGAAGCTTGAACAATTAAGGAAGTTATATAAGTTGCCAATAAAAATTAACAGTGGCTTCAGATGTAAGGATCACCCCCTAACGATATCACGCCCTGAGTCCAAGGGAATCAGTAGTCATGCCAAAGGTTTAGCTGCGGATATCTCTGCCAAGACTAGCAGAGAAAGATATGCGTTGGTACAACTAATAATGAAACATGACTTGTTCTCCCGAATAGGTGTGTCAGGCAAGGATGGTTTTATACACGTTGATATAGATAAGGATAAATCAGATCAGCTTATATGGATTTACTAAATGACCTCCGTTACAATATCCCCAAAGAAAGTCCCACCGTTCGCTGAAGATAAGCCTACTATCTTCTTAGCCATAGGAACAGCCGCAGTGTAGGCGTTTTCAAACTCAGGTTGGAAGGCACACTCATCCGAGATCACCAGACTAGCCGTGTGAGATCGGATGATGTGTCCCCCTTCTGGTATCCCCCAGACAATACTCCCATTAGCGAACCTCATCTTAGCGTAACTGCAATCCACAGGATTCATTTCTTTTATCCACGTGGGAAGGTGATGATACACAAATGACATGCGAGAGTTCTCTGGTTTCTTGTCGTATACCAGCGATGCTGCATCCTCTTCTTTCTTACTCTGTATAAATATAGATTGGTGTGGAAAGAATAAAGCTAACCATAAAGCATACAGTATCATCAGCCAAGACATACGGATCTGTCTGCTTTTAGGTATAAAGATCCTGCTTGATTCATGAACAGCGGTAATGATTTCCTTCAGGTAATCTTTAGGAGGGAACGCCTTAACTGGCGTATCGCTGTCATGCTCATCCTTGGTCTTTACAATACCGCTGAATATAAAGTTATTCGGATCAGCTATCCAGCTTCTCAGGAGTAGTAGTTTGTGTAACTCCCCCAAGGAGTCCGATGATAGCCGACTCAAGCCCCTTTTGACTGAGTCCTTGCTCAGTCCCGATGACTCCAGCGACTGCGTGCTTAGTAGGTTTGTCATATCCCAACATATCTCTTAATGATTTTAATGCATCCATCTTGCTATAGAACTTCAGCTTGACAAGATTCTTGCCATTAGATCCCTTCCCAGAACGAGCTTCCTCAATCTCAGCAATAGGACGCATATCAATAGAATGTGATTTGTTTACTTCTATTCCACCATCCTGTGTAAACTTATAATAATTTGCAGGATCTAGGAATGCTATGCGTGCGTATTCCTGTGCCACCTTGTCAACATTAACATTGACAGCTTCCTCAACTTCTTTCCTTCTTTCCGCTAACCTAGTAAGAAATTTCTTATCTCTCATCAAGGCAGGCACACGCTTCTCCAATGATTTGACAGCGTAACCTGCCAACATTGCAGACCTGTACTTGCTTTGGTTGGGATGCAACAAGAGCAGGTTGATAAACTTATCCTGCTTCTCGTACTGCTTCCCTATGTTTTCCTCAGCTATTACCTTTGCCATGTTACTCCTTACGAATATCCGTCTCTAAGTTTAAATGGTTTTATTAATGAGAGCTTTGACTTCTTACGCTTGTCATAATATTCAAGCAACCTCACGATGCAGTCACGAGCAGGTGGGTAATTAGATTTGATAGC